TGATAAATGCGTTGTGAATGCTTTAGTTATTTCGAGCTGACTACTCATCTAACAACCTCTTTTACTACACCGTCAATTGTTTGTTGTGCTTTTGCGAGTGTGATTCTCACCATTCCCCGCGGAGCTTTCTGACTTGATCCATACTCAAGCGGAGGCATGTATATCAAATTGGACGCTAGAAACACGCTTCTTCCAGGATCAGACCCTAACACTGCGGTTGTCGCCTTGCCGATAGCCTCAGAGCCAGATTTATCTTCACCGTCATTGTATGCTGCTGGCAATGTGTACGCGCCTACAGTCCATGAGCCTCTGGCTCTCCCAGTATCGACAGGTGTTAGCAATATGACATCTGAAAATATCTCAAGGGTGAACCTCCGCACCACCGTGTCTATGTTTAGTCCTGTCTTCTTTGCGAAGTTTGATATGTCGAGGCTGAAATTTGTTTTTTTAGGCATCATCTTCTCACATGCAAATCAAACAGAATTGGTTCGTCGTCTGGATCAAGTGCCTTTGAGTTAAGAATCTCGTATTCAACACCCGACACCTTGAGCCTATCCCCAGCAACAGGTCTTACAGTTAGCCCTTTGGCTGCAATGAGTGCGAACTTGTCGCCGCTTGCGATTAGCGTGCCGTTCAAGTATGAATCTCCGGCTGACTGGATGTTCTTTTTTTTCCATATCCCATATGTAGGATATTCCACCGTTGTTGATGGCCCAGTAATGCATTCTGCCGGGTCGTATGTGCCTTGTGTCTCAACAGCTAAAAGCATTTCAACGCCAGCGTCTTTAAGGTCGTTGTATGCGTCTTCTATCTCTTGGGCGTACTTTGTCATACTAAACCCTGATCACCTTTGCTGAAGTTGAGCTGACAACTAGCCCACGCAATGAAGCGTTGATATCTGTATAGACAGGAGCGGATGGTATGCCTTCAAAGTATTCAGTCTCAAGAACATCGATCTTTTTCTTTTTGATATTCTGCCCAGTTCTAACGGCGAGAGTTACGTTAGGCTCTAAAAGCTCCTTCAATGAAGTCTGACAAAGAGCATCTATAACGCCCTGCGGAACTCCTTCGATCTCGTATCCGTTACGGTCGTAAGCATCAATTCTAGGCCACTCTAGAGACTGCTCTTGCGTTGCTTTTGTGCCGATATATGTTTTTTGCTCAATGAATTGCATAGCTCGTAAGATAGCTTGTTCTTTTTCAGCCTCTGTACCAGTCCATGTAGAATTACCATATCGTGTATGGTATGCATCTACGGTTGCAACGTCTGCATATGTATCTGTTCCGACAACAAGTGCCATATAATCCTCCGGTCAACTTTTGATACACTTTATTCTAAATGTTTATAAATGGCAAACTGTGGGTACTGGCTAATCGAAATAATATAGACCTTGGACATTTTCGCTTGACAGCTCAAGTGCTTTGTGGTCTTTTCAACTTGCTTAAGTCTTGAAACACATTTAAATATTATTTTAGAACCCCCTTGTGGAGATCGACTTAAGCACTTGATTTTCCCTTGGGGGTTTATTTTTTGGTCATTGCGCCTTTTTCGATTGGTTGCGTGATACGCGGACACGGTGATGAGAATTACACCTTGAGCCGGATTCTAGCGGATAGAATCGCTCTGCATATCTTGTCGGGTAATACGGTTGGGGATATGCTTCTATGGAACAACGAGGCCGCACCACTCCAACACAGCAACTCTAAATCACGAAGCTGGGTGCGACGGCAGATACATGCCGTAAAGTAGCGTGAGACTTTGCACCGTATCTGGATGCACTGGCACTAAAAATGAAAGGCGGCTCCGAAGAGCAAGTTTTTATAGTGTATAGGGGAACAGGTTTACTCTGTAAGGCTGACCCCTCTATGCACTTATTTTTCAGGCTTCCAAATAGCAATCTTTAAAAACATAAACATTAACGGGGTGTTTCAATGAATGTTTTAATAGGCTCTTTTTTGGCTATGGCGTTATTTTTTCTTTTGTTCCGTTCTGTGGCCCTCTGGTACTTCCGTATCGGCGAACAGCGCAGAATGGAGCGAGAGCGTACTGAATTGCTCCAAAAGATTCACAGCAAGCTAATTTCTATTGATCAAGAGATTGATTAAATTAGAGAGGAACTTGAAAGTAGCAATCCGGTACATGTCAATGTTGAATAAAATATTAGATAAGGCAAAAGCGATACGGCGGCGCGCTGCGGAAGGCAAAAAAGAAAAAGAGCGGCGACATAACAAGCTTAAAGAAAAAAGAAACGCAGAGTGGCTTGATATTTTCGAGAAATATGTGTTTCAGGAGGATACTGGGCTACTGACCAAAAGAGCAAGAGACTGTCCAAATGCGCTCAACGAGTCCATTGCTGTATTGACTGCGATTAAGATTGTAGGCGACGACGCCAAAAAGAGAGAGCTGTTCAATAGAGCTGTGGCGGAAAACGAAGCGATATTGTTTATGCTCAGCTATTAAAAAGACACCCCCCCCCAACCAGTTAAGGAAGGGGGGATTTTTTTTACTCCTGAACTACGTGTCCTTGAATGACCATGTGAAAGCTGTCAAGAAGTGTTAAGTCGTCTTGGACAATCAACTGAAACTCGTCTGGATCTTCGTCATTAACAAGCCGGATTGCAACCCCATTTTTGTCTGGACCATTAAACGAACGCCTGACTCCTAGCGACTCCTGCCCAGCCGGACCAAGTGTAGCGTCGATGTACTGCAGGTCATAAGCCTGTAGGCGGAAGTCTCCGTTTGTACGGGCGTTAAAGATATTGTCCCTTGTCCCATTTCTCTTTACCCTAAACACAATCCCATTAGATAGTCCGCCAGTGATACCTCCAAACTTCCCATCATCCATTGAAGAGCTGTCAGAGATAACTAGCATCATCCTTGTAATGTCCCATGCGATACCAGCTGATAAAGCCTCCGGTGAGACCCCAAAGACCTTAGGGGTTACACTCCCGTCAACATTCAAGTCAATTGACGTGATGGAGCAACCGCCGCTCGTCGTGAACGGATAGTCAAGCGGTGAGTTCATTCCAAGAGTATATTGGTTTCCAGCAACTGGCGTTACAGAGCTAATGCGTCCTTGGAAAAACTCCACGCCCTCTTTCAGGCAGACATATTGACCTACAAGCGGGGTTAGACCAGTAGTCGTCACAGTGATAGATGTATCGTCTACGCTAGCCGCAACGTCAAGCGTGATAGTATCAAGGACTTCGTAAAGGTAAAGATTCACAATAGGGCTATATTGATCCTGAATCTCGACGTTTATTGAATTGCGAGGGTTAAAAACAGACTCAAAATAGTACTTTACGTCACCGAGATTTTTTGGGAAAGACATTATTCACCATCCAAAAGCTCAAGTAATTCTTCTTTCGAGGAACCTTTCCACGAAACATCAAGCCCTTCGTCTTTTGCGAGCTTGTACAAATCAGAGCGGGACAGTTCCGCTATTCCTGCTCGTTCTCTCTCCTCCGTTCTTTCTGTTTCTTTCTCAGCTTGTACTTTGTCACGTCCCAAAGATCGTATTTGGCTTCCTTCTCTGAGCTTTTTGTATCTTTTGTTTCGTTCATAAGTCATTATCTCCTCAAATGTAGGCATAATTAACTCCCTGTATAAAAAAAGGGTGCGAGACCATTAAGCCAAGCACCCTATAGTTAGCTGATTAGCCGTTAGTAATCAGGAATGCCATTGGCACGTTTTTGCGCACAACGACACGGTCCCATGTTGCTGCGGCTGAAAGCTCTGCGATTGTAAAGCTGTTGTTTGCCGGAGTAGCACTTACCTTGAAGCCTGCAGGATGGAGAATCCACTGTTTACGGGTCCAAAGTGTCTCAACGCCCATACCGTTGCCCTGCGCCTCCTCACGTTCTACAGCTACAGAGTTTGGAAGTTCTGCTTCCCCGTATGCGAATGCGCCTGAACCCCAAAGAATGGATGTGTATTTAAAGCCGGATGTAGCACCAGCAACAACTGGCATGGAGTCGTCAACGATAACACGGCGGCCCATGAATGTTGGGATAGTCAACTGCCCCTGAGAATCAGGAATGTAATCAATGTCATCATTGTCCACCATACGATTCATCACAACAGAGTGAACGGCAATTGCCTGAATGTCGTTAAACATGTCACCGAGTGTAAAGGCGGATGCGGTAAAAGCGCTGCGGCTGAAAAGGTTTGCTGCTGTTGCGTTATCGCCGTCTTCAATAGCAATATCATTCACCATATCGCCGGAATCGTTTGCTACGTTGTCTGCAAGTACGCCGTTTGCAGTGGCAATAAGTCTGCGCTGCCACTGGCGGGACCAGTACATATCAACTCGGTTGCGTATCTGCGTCATGGGTTCTGCGCCCATGTTAATCTGTGCTGTGAGGTCTGACGCACTCCATCCCTTTGCCAGAATAGACTTGCGTGTAATCTGTTCAGACTGGTTGATCTTCTGAGCTACGCCAACATCTGCTGGATCGTCTGTAGCCAAAAGAGGCTCGGATGTAGGATCAATGTCATTCCAAAACGGAAGCTCTCGAACCCAACCCTCACGACCTGCAAGTTCATTGAAGAATGGGGACTGCGTTACAATTCCAGACTGCAATAGCGCAATCTTTTCAGGGGAATCAACGGCCGGAATATCCAGGTAAATGGTAGGGACAATAATGTCCGCAAGCTGTACAAGTGCCATGTTTTAAAATCCTTATTTGACGTTTTTAGCCGCTTCGTACTTTTCGGGGGCTTCCCGATACAGTGCTACTTTTTCGGCCTCTGTCATTTCGTTAAATTTCTTGTTTCCTACGCTCTGCGTACCGCCGGAAGCGCCGCCTCCAGAATTTCCAGGCGCAAGCACAAAGGCTTTGCCCTCGTCGCTCTTTGCCCAATCATTAGAAATAAATTCGCCCAAAGGCTTACCATCAACAACAGCAGAAGGGATACCGTCAATTTCAGCAATGGAGACTTTACCCCTCAGCAAAGCTTCTACCGCCGTAATAAATTCTTTCTTCACATTCGCCTTGATCAACTGCTCTTTCAGCCCATTGTCAATGAGCAGTGACTCAAGCTGGTTCTGCAATTTACCCTTTTCTGTTTCAAAGCCTTCTTTTTCCGCCGCAATCTTTGCACGCAAATCGGCTTCAATCTTTTCAAAGTCTCCGGCCTTTCTTGCTTTCTCTTCCTCAATCTCTGCAAGCTTTTGCTCAGCCTCTGAGAGCTGTGTTTTTGTGCCTTTAAGCCCTTTCACCTCTGCAAGCAATTCGTCACGCTTTGCAATAAGTCCCGACGTTGCATCTGCAACCGCCTTGTTAATCATGCCGTCAAGTAACTCTTTGTCTTTTGGGTCGCTCGGATCAAATGCCATTTTATCCTCTGGATATCGCCCTGTCTCTAACAGGGGTTAATATTTATCAACAAAATGTTTAATGCAACTTTACAACTTCTTGCGCAATTGGTCAATTGTAAGCGGTCTATCGTTGGTGTTGACCATTTGACGCAGGGTCAATTCACCCTTTTCCCAAAGGTTAAAACGTGTTTTACCGAGTATATCAAGTTGGTCTTCTTTCGTTCTCGACTTGAGCCAGTCTTCGTAGCTTGTTTTAGCTGGAACATATCCATCCAAGCTTGATCTCATCTTTTCAGGAACTTTAACCTTAACTTTGCTTCCAAGCTCTTCCCATGACTTCAGCCACGGAACTATTGTGCTCCGGCATTGCCAATGGATTGGGGTTTGCCTGAACGGTATGGAGTGCCCGATTGGTTCTTTTTTCATGTTCCATTTTTTATTATCCCTAACCATACACTGGAGCGTTGTTCTGTTG